CAAGACCAGGAAGCTCAGTTCAACAATCGCTAGCAGGTAATTTTAATAATAGACCTGCACTAGCAAGGAGATAATTATGGCAATACCAAGTTGGCCTACTGCTAACAGCTTTCCTCAGGTACCGCAAAAAGGGTTCACAGAGTCAGTTGGGTTGAACATTATACGTTCGCCCACGGACTCTGGTCCTGCTAAAATGCGTCGTAGGGGAACTGTACCTAATACTATGGATCTTTCCTTTATTTTAACAACCGCACAAACTACCACATTAGAAACTTTTATTAAAGATACACTATTAGGGGTTAAGCGATTTAGCTTTTTACATCCCCGAACTGCAGCTACAGTTGAAGCCAGGATTATTCCTAGTGGTGACGGTGAGTTCTTTAAATTACAATATTTAGCCCCAGGCTATTGGAATACTTCTTTAAAGTTTGAGATATTACCATAATGAGCAGATTAAGTAGAATATCACCAGCAGCCATTAAAGCAATGTTTTCATCTGAAACAGATGAACAACTAATAATGCTTTTAACAATCTATGACCCAAACGGATCAACAGATCCAGCAGCAGCGACTGTGCCAATTAGATTGTCCGATAATTATACAAAACGTATTACTTCTACTACAGCTGATAACTCCATTATAACTACTGATTCAGAAGTTATATATGGGGTTACTAGTCGTACTAAAGATTTTATATTTATTCCAATGACCCTAAATCTTCCCAACGAGCAAGATAGTGGACTAGGAGATTGTTCAATTACATTAAATTTTGTAACTCCTGAAATGATAACCATTATCAGAAGTCACTTAACAATACGAACTAAAGTATTAATTGAACTTGTTATAACTAGCAGCCTCGACACTGTAGAAGCAAGTTTCTCAGAATTTTATATTACTTCTGCAACTTATAATGCAGAAAGCGTTAATTTTAATCTAGGTATGGTTAGTTATAACAAAGAACCATTTCCCAGTTTTAACTTTACCCCCAATTATTTTCCAGGACTATTCTAATGAATTATGATAAATATATTGGACTACCGTATTTAGACAATGGCAGAACTCAAGCTGGAGTAGATTGCTGGGGATTAGCTCGTCTATTTTATAAAGACGAGTTCGATATAGATCTACCTAGTTATAGTCAAGATTACATTGGTGGCACAGATCCGCATATCACAGAAGTTATTGATCTTTATAAAAATAATTGGGAAGATACTACAACACCAAATATTGGAGACTTGTGTCTGTTCAATATACTTGGTGAGCCAATGCACGTGGGTGTGTACCTTGGCGACAATAAATTTTTACACTGCCGTCGTGGCAGTGATAGTGTAATTGAATCACTAAGCAACATCAAGTGGAAAAACCGCTTTTTAGGATTTTACAGCTATGTCCCACAGTCTTTTATAGAAGCTGTTGGAGCGCCACATCCATTAAAACTTAGTGTATACCGAGATTGGACTGCTGAAGGCACTACTGTTCAAGATTTTGTAAATTTTGTAAAATCCAAGTACACAGTAAGTAACGAATTAGTTAGTAAAATAGTCATAATGATTGATGGCATAGTTGTGCCTAAATCACAGTGGGAAACCACAGTTGTTAAAAGCGGTCAGCAATTAGCTTATAGAAGTGTTGCTGAAGGCACGTCAACAAAACGATTGCTAATAACGCTTGCAGCAGTTGCAATAACTGCTACTACGGGAATGCCTGCAGAAGTAGGATCATTTATTAGTGGTGGTGCTCTTACAGGCACTGCAGCAGCTGTAGCTGGAACAGTAGCCATTCAAATGGCCAGCATGGTTCTGCAAAATGTTATTGCGCCCATTCGTCCGCCAAAAACAAGCGATCCAGGCACTGCCGCTGGAATGAATTTGTTCACAGGTGCAGCAAATCAAGCAAATCAATATGGAGCAATCCCCGTAGTCTTAGGTAAAATTCGTTTTACAGGTATGCTTGGTTCTGTTCCTTATGTAGAATCCTTAACTGAAACGAATGTTTTAAATACTGCTATTATTTGGGGTTTTGGCCCACTTCAAGTTGACGATAGCACTATTTGTATTGGTTCAAAGCCTATTAGTGACTTTTACTATAACGAGCCTGCATCCGTGCCAAGACCGGTTACATTAAAAGGATTTCCGCGTGAATATGACGCAGGCGGAGAAGCCGATCAGTTTAACAATTTATATGGTCGAGATGTTGAACAACAGGCCGTAAACTTAGAACTAACAAATAATGCTACTAATATAACTGGTAGCTATCTTAATACTTGGAAGTGGCAAAGTGTTACACTAAACCAAACTTGTGATGCTGTAGATATTGTACTTTCCTTTCCAGAAGGTATGCGAAAGATCAATACCAAAAGCGGCGACATAGCAGCAACTACTTGTAGTGTTGAAATACAGATGCGTCCGTATAGTGCAACTACTTGGTCAGACAGCGACACAACTTCAGCTCTTGGCATTTACACAGTAGGACAAATAGGCGATTTAACTAATCCTGCAGCAACATTTCAACTAGTACCACCAGTTGATCCAGATTCAGAATATGGTAGTACGCTATATCGCTATACAATTTTTTGTATAAATCCCAGCGGTGGGCTAGTGCGACTTGACGGAGCAGTTACGGATAATTTAGGTGCTAATCCAAGTGCGTGGCTACAAACAAAATATGCTAATGCTGCGTATAGTTCACTATTAGGTACTAATGCCTCACAAACGTATATGCCAAGTATTCCTCCAGGATATTTGCCGCTATACACATTTTATCAAAATAATAGTGGAACATATACACTATTAACAAATCATTTAACTGGCTATAGTGGATATACAGGATTAGGTTGGACCGATGCTACACAAACAATTGAAATAGGTACTGGACAAGATGTAGTTTGGGACACTAGCGCAATCAAAACCATAAGTATAGCTGCAGGCAGAGTTTACTCGCAAAGCAGCGGTGTAGATGCTACATCAACTGAACAAGTTGTATGGACTACTGACACTCTTAAAGGTACTAGCGGGGTAGCTACTAAAACTAATGGCGGTAAGTGGAGCGACTTTTTAAAGACTTATGGAATTTGGAGCAGCACTGGATATACTACACCAGCTGCAAGTGGCTATGGTGGTACTTGGACAAAGTTAGTAGAAAATGTTACTTTCCCATATACAGGATATTATATAGTTGAAGCAGCAGCAGATGATCAAGGTGAGATTTTAATTGATGGTGTGCGAGCAGTACAAATTCCTAAATCTGGCTACAATAATATGATTAGTAGCATTAAAGGAATTATTAAGCTAAGTGCAGGTCCACACAATATTACTATTGTAGGAGTTGATAACCAAGCCAGTGACCAAGGCATTGGCGCTAAAATTACTTATCAAGCTAACAATGGATTAAATCTTGCTGCAAGTTCGAATACTATTCTTACCTTTGGACAAGGTGCTTGGTTTGAAAAGCGCAAAGACGCTTTTAACTGGGTACATTCAGTAGAAAACTTACCTCGCGCTAGATATCAAGTCCGAGTTCGTAGAAATAATACCGACGAAACCGAAGACGAAGTAGACTATAAAAAGTACCATAAAGCTATATTAGCTAATGTTACTGGATATGATAAACTAGAAAAACCAATGTATAATCCACCAGGATGTTACTTGGCAAAAACTGCTGTTAGAATTCAAAGTAGTAACAAAGTTAACGGTCAAATTGATGGCATTAATGCCGTAGTACATACAATTGCCTGGGACTATGATAGAACCACAAGCAGTTGGGAAAATTTACGCGCAACAAACAATCCAGCAAGTTTATTTGCTTATGTATTAATGCATCCAGCAAATGCTTTTCGAATCAAGCCAGCACAACTAGATTTAACTAGTTTAACTGCTTGGCACAATTTTTGTAATCCAATTCCACAAACAGTAGCTACTACTGCCATGCAAAAAGGTAAGTATTATACTATTAAATCCCTGGGTACAACTTCGCAAGCGGATTGGAACTTATTGGCAGGAACAAGCAGTATTGTTTATGCTGTTGGTGATGGGTTTGAAGTACAAATTACTGGTGGAAAATCTGGAACAGGAACTGCGGAGTATTGCCCTAAGTATACTTATAACGGAGTATTAAGTAGCACACAAAGTGTTATGGATACTTTACGTGATATATGTGCAGCTGGACTTGCTAGTCCTTCTTACATAGATGGTAAATGGGGTGTAATTATAGATGTAGAACGTACGCATACAGTACAGCATTTTACTCCACATAATAGCTGGGGATTTGAATCTACAAAAAGCTTACCTATATTACCACACGCTTTCCGTATTAATATCTCAGATGAAACGCAAGCATATCAAGCACGAGAAATTATAGTATATAATTATGGATACGCAGCTACTGCCACTGGTGGTAAAAAAGCTGCAGAGTTATTCGAGCAGCTGACCTTACCAGGTGTTACAAACCCTGATCAGGCAATTCGTTTAGCTAGGTGGCATTTTGCCCAAATTAAATTACGCCCAGAATCTTATACAATTAATGTAGACTTTGAGCATTTGGTATGTACTCGTGGAGATAAAGTAAAAATCTCTCATGATATTCCACAATGGGGTGTCGGCAGTGGTCGTTTAGGCTCAGGAATTGGTGATACAATTACTGGAACTACACTAACTTTAAGAGAGCCTGTTTATCTGACCAGTGGTACAAGTTATACTATACTAATCAGAACGAATGGACTAACAAGTACCACGGGCAGCGGAAGTGTAACCAGAATATTTACATATAGTGGAACTACAGGGTACACAACTTCTATTACAGTACCTACCATAGCATCTGGTGACGGAGTAGAGTCTGATAACCTATACATGATAGGATTATCAAATACTTCTGTTCAAGAATGTATTGTTACAGCAGTAGAACCAAGTACAAATTATAGTGCTAGATTAATTTTAGTTGATTACTCACCTAGTATATACACAGAAGATCTAAGCGACTTATTAACGTATAATCCAAATATTACGAGTATTTCTACAAATATTCCTTTGATAAGAAACAGCATTGTTACAACTCCAATTATAAATAGTGTAATTAGTGATAGCACAGTTAGTGATATAAAAGCTACTGGTAATATTCAAAATCGAGCTATTGCATCGTTTACAAATCCTAGTGGTTTGGAGGCTGTAGCAGCTCGTGTACAGTTTGATATTATTGAAGGAAGTATAGCTATATTTCCCACTAATCCTGGTGAAACTTATATTATACGAAAAGAAAATAGCAGCATTACTTTTGAAGGTTTAATCGCTGGAGCAAAGTATAAAATACGTGCTAGATACTTAAGCGAAGATAGTAAGATCGCAGGCCCTTGGTCACAAGAATATGCTTTTACCAATGACGGTAAAAACAGAAACTTTAGTGTACCACCAGTGCTTGCAGTAGATTTAGAAAATACTTATATTGTTTTAGATCCAACAATTGTTGACCAACCAAGTGACTTTAAAGCTTATGCATATAGGCTTTATAAGGATACCGGAACTACTGACTTATGGGACACTACGCCCGTAATACCAGAAGTACAAAGTCAAGGTCAGGGTAGGTTAGATCTACTATCAGTACCCTTACCAAGAATATCTGAAGCTGGTATTAATTATCGAATAGCTTGTAGAGTGTTGGATAAAACTAATAATTATAGTGAAACAAGTTCATATGCCACTATACTTGTTAGAAATATCGTTTAAAGGAATATTATGGCAGCAACATTATCTGCAGGCGTAGGCTCATTAATATTAAAACTAGATACTCCTTATGATCGCGTGCGCACCACAGATGCGCGCGACGATCTAGAAAAAGTACGAGTTTGGTGTTCTACTACATCTGGGTTTACTCCTTCGGACTCTAATAAAGTATTTGATGCTTTAAGTCTTTCTATAGTTATAGCTAAAATAACAACAGATGGTACCACGTTTACTTCACTGGTAGCTGGTACAACATACTATGTTAAGTATGCTTTTATTAGCACTATTGATGATACAAGCGCAACAGCGTTTACTATTTCTAGTGAACTAAGTGCTACGCCTGTAGCGTCACAATCAATAGATATTTCAGGGTATAGTGCTTTTGCAAAAAGTATTACAGGAACATATACCCCTGCTAATACTACACTAACAGCTATTACTACCGGTATTACTAGTCCTGTATATGCGTGGACAATAAGTGGAGGAACACTATCCTCCAATTCTAGTAGCTCTACTGTAGTAACACCTTCTGGTGGAGCATCTTCTGTGTCAGTTACTTTAAGTGTAACTGGTGCAGGATTGACTACGCCTATTACGAAATCAATAGTTATGGCTATTGTTTCAGATGGATCAACTGGTGATCCAGGTGCTCCAGGTGCTCCAGGTGCTCCAGGTGCTCCAGGTGCTCCAGGTGCTCCAAGTACTGTACCTGGACCAAGAAATGCCTCAGGCTACTTGTATTATCAAACAGCCACGGCTACTGCACCTGGAACTCCCTCAGCATCAAACTATAACTTTAGTACTGGACAGTTTGCAACTTTAACTAGTGCTCCAGGAGATACTGGCACATGGGGATATTCACCCATAAGCCCAAGCACTTCAGATACTACACTCAAAGCATGGGTATCTAGATTTTATGCAACTGAAACTACTTACAATACTGCAACAGGTGCAGCTGTAATTGATACACCTAGTGCTAGTATTAACTTTAACGGTATAGTAACTTTTACTAACTTTTCTACTGGTGCTACGCCATTGGCAACTGCCTCAAGTGTTACTAATAAGCTAGAAGCTGGTACCAGCCTTAATAATGCTTTAGCACTTCAAACTACTGTTATTGATGGCGGCAGAATTACTACTGGTACTATTGAT